GGATCACGGCGTCGAGTGTCGGGGCGATCCTTGGGAATGCGCCTTATGCAACTCGCGCCGATGTGATGCGCCGAATGGTGCGGGAATGGCATGGCGCTGAAAGTGAGTTTACAGGCAACATCGCGACAGAATACGGCACAAACAACGAGGCCGGGGCCGTTGTTGAGTATACAATGGAAACCGCAAACAAGGTTGAGGCCGTTGGGTTTATCACGGCAGAGGATTGGGCGGGATGCAGTCCAGACGGGTTTATTGACGGGGAAAACGGTGGGCTTGAGGTTAAATGTCCTTTTGGCCTGCGCAATGATGCAAACCCGCAATTCAAGACGCTGAAAGAGCAACCGCATTATTATGACCAGGTGCAGTTTTCGCTTTGGGTGACAGGCCGCAAGTTTTGGCATTTTTTCCAGTGGTCGCCAGTTGCGACAAAGCTGGAATGTGTTTTGCCGGATCAGGATTGGCGCGATGAATGCCTACCTAAACTGCGGCAATTCTATGCGGAATATTTGGACGATCGCGAAACGCCGGGGGATCATCTTGCGCCGAAGCGGCATGAGATTGACACGCCGGAGGCGCATCGGATCATGGCCGAATATGACCAGATTTGCGAGGCGATTGAAAACGCCACGGCGCGGAAGGCGGAATTGATCGCGGACATGGTGCGCATTGCTGGCGATAAAAACGCGGTATTCGCGGGGCGCAATTTGACGAAAACAGAGCGCGCCGGGTCGATTAGCTATGCAAAGGCAATCAAGGAACTATTGCCTGACGCCGATCTGGAGAAATGGCGCGGGAAACCGTCAAGCTATTGGGGGGTGAAATGATGGGAGAGCGCAAAAGCAACAGACTAGACGGCGTAAACCTTGAAAAATTACCGACAGGCAAGCACTGCGATGGCGCTGGTTTATGGCTGATTAAGCGCGATGACGGTGGCGCGCAATGGGTGAACCGCGTAACCGTAAACGGAAAGCGGCGGGAGCTTGGTTTAGGATCGGCGGCGATTGTGTCGCTGCAATCGGCTAGGGATACCGCGTATAGAAACGCGGTGCTTGCAAAATCTGGAACGGTTGCAATGCCTGACGCATTAACGCGCATATCTTTGGCCGGGAAAGATGCGCCGGGATTGGTGGCGATTAAAAACGAATATGCTGAATTGCTTGATGCAATTGATTTGGCAACACATAGGGCTAAAGACCTTTACGCGCGGATTGCGTCATATAAAGCGGATGAAACACAATGATCCTTCGCCCATACCAGCAATCTGCCGTTGATGCGGCATGGTCATTCATGCGGGGGAGCGTTTCGCCGTTCTGCATCGAGGCCGCAACGGGCGCGGGCAAGTCGCTAATGATTGCGGAGTTGGCGCGGTTGATCCATGCCAGCACGGGCAAGCGGGTGCTTTGCTTGGCCCCGTCCGCTGAATTGGTCGTGCAGAATCGCGAAAAATACCTTGCGACAGGCAACCCCGCGTCGATGTTTTCGGCCAGCGCCGGGGGCAAGGAATTGCGTCATCCTGTTGTTTTCGGATCGCCTCTAACAGTGAAAAACAGGATCAGCCGGTTTGGGGCGGAATACGGGCTTGTGATTGTCGATGAATGCCACGGTCTAACGCCCACGCTAATTGGGATCATCAACACCATGAAAGATGCAAACCCCAACTTGCGGGTTTGCGGAATGACCGCAACGCCGTATCGCCTAGGGTCGGGCTATATCTTTCGGATGCATCCTGACGGATCAATAAACGGCGATGACGTGGCCCGCGATCCGTATTTTGTGAAATGCGTTTACAAGGTGCAGGCACGGGAATTGATCGGCCTAGGCTACCTCACGCCGCCTGTGATCGGTGAAACGGGCGCGACAGGCTATGACACTGGCGGTCTAGTGGCGAACGCTATGGGCAAGTTTGACGCCGGGGCCGTGGATCAGGCTTACCATGGGCATGGGCGCAAGACTGCGGCAATCGTCGCGGATGTGGTGGCACAATCCCGCGACCGCCAAGGCGTGATGTTTTTTGCCGCAACCGTGCAACACGCCAATGAGGTGCTTGCCAGCTTGCCGCCTGAATTGTCGGCCATTGTGACGGGTGAAACCCCAAAGGCCGAGCGCGACCGAATTCTAAAGGCGTTCAAGGCGCGGCGGATTAAGTATCTGGTGAACGTGTCGGTGCTAACAACAGGATTTGACGCGCCGCATGTGGACGTGATCGCGCTGCTACGCAAAACGGAAAGCGTTGGGCTATTGCAACAGATCATCGGGCGCGGATTGCGGATTGATGACGGCAAGGCTGATTGCCTGATATTGGATTACACGACAAACTTGGATGACCATTGCCCAGATGGGGATCTGTTTGCGCCCGTTGTTCGGGCTGGCAAGGCGGGAGGCGGCGAAGGCGGGCTTGAGTGTATTTGCCCGGAATGCGGCAATGAAAACATATTCAGCGCCAAGGTTGATTTGCTGGAGTACAAGAAAGACGCGGCGGGATACTGCCTCGACCTATACGGGGTGCAGGTCCAGACGGAATACGGGCCTTTGTCCGGGCATTGGGGGCGGCGATGCATGGGCATGGTGCAGGCTGGCCCGCGCGGCGAATATGAGCGTTGCGGGTATCGCTGGACTAGCAAGGAATGCCCGCATTGTGAGGCGGCGAATGACATTGCGGCGCGGTATTGCTGCGAATGCAAAGGCGAGATTATCGACCCGAACGAAAAGCTAGTTATTGACTTCAAGGCGCTGAAAAAAGACCCGACAAAAATGCAAACAGACGCTGTGATAAGCATGGAATGCAAGCCTGGAGTATCGCGGGCGGGAAATCCGACAATGCGGGTTGAGTTTAGAACGCCTTATCGGCAGTTTGTGGTTTGGCTCCAGCCAGAGGCAAAGCACGTCCGGGGCCAAGCGCAGTGGCAAGATTTCTGCGATGCAACAGACAACGGCAACGACAGCCCCGAAACAATCACATATCGCAAGAATGCCGAAACAGGCTTCTTTGATGTGCTTGGATACAATCGGCCCGCAGATGTGGAGCCTAAAAAGGAGTGGTTTGCCGATGCGGCTGAATGATCTGGATATTGAAAAACATTACTCAATGTCAAGCCTATCTAATATTGTCTTATATGATGGAAGAAGGCTTGACGAGGCATTGAGAAACCACCCATGCGCCCCAAGCCCTAAACCTAACTCAGAGGTGCCAAATGCAAAAACAAAAGGCAAGTATTTTTTAGGAATTGACATTCTAAATTTTGTTGATTCATGCGAAAAATCAAAATTCAAAGATGTCCGGTCTGATGCTTTGGAAGCCTGCCGAAGACTGTCGTATGCAAAGCATGAATTGGAATTAGTGAAAAAAGAAATAGATAGCGCGCTAAGTCAAAAAAACGATGCACTAGCTGATTATTATGATTTAATAGAGAAAACAAAAAAGAAAAGAGAAGATGCAGAGAGGCAAGTTGCTTCATTTTTCAATCAATATATGTGGAGAAGCAATAAATTACTTTCTTCAAGAACTGTATGCGGCGTCTACTTTCTAAGAAGCAGAGGCGAAATAATATATGTTGGCCAATCAGTGAACATCCTTGGCAGGATAGGTCAACACAAGCAAACAAAAGAATTTGATTCTGTTTCCTTTGTGAAGTGCGAAAAACACAATCTAAATGATGTCGAAGGCTTCTTTATTCGACTACTTCTCCCAAAAATGAATATAGGCAGTAACGGGGTCGTTTGCGGCCCGTCAACGTCAGTCGAAAGATTTGAGGATATTACGGGGCTACTAGTTGGGGTAAAACATGCGGCTGAGTGATCTGCCAAGCGGGATACTGGTTTTCGGTGATGTGGACTTTCGCGGGAAATGCCCGACCGAGGCAGTAGAGCAAGTTTCATTTTTCAACCGATTGCGCCGGGAGTATCCTGACACGCTAGGCGCGATAGCCATTCATCCGCGCAATGAAGGGCTAAAGACGCGCGGGCAATTCTCCAGCGTTGCCAAACATGCCGCCGAAGGAATGACGCCGGGGGCGGCGGATATTATCATTCCTGGGCGGGTGTCGTTTGTTTGTGAAATGAAACGGCAAGACAGGACGCAAAGCGCTTGGCAAGAAGGCCAGGTTGAATATTTGGCGGCGGTACATGCGGCGGGCGGGTTTGCCTGCGTGGCGCTTGGATGCGTGGCCGCGTGGGATGCTTTAGAGTATTGGCGGCGGTTCAGTGCCGTATAGTTCATCACCCCACGTCCAGAAACCAAGTGAACAGCTTGACGATCTGCTGTTCGGGCGGGTGTCATGGGATGAAAGCCCAGCCGCGATTAGATCATGGGCTAGGCTTGCGGTTTATCAGGCGGCGAAACAGATCATTGCCGCGCCAGACAAAGGAACGCGCCGAAATATGCTAGGGCGCGTTCCTGTTCATATGCGAAAGATGGTAGAGGATGAAGTCAAAAGACTTTGGCGCTAGGCC